CTGACATCCTGTCAATTAAGGAACCTCGCATAATGAGCCTAGAATCGTATAGTAAGTATCAACCTTCAAGTATTGATTTGCGAAATAGCATAGTCTACACTCTTACGTCCCGCTATGGTGATGTTGTTGAAACTGCTTCCGACACTTCGTCGAGCAGCGTAGATACATCATCACGGTTAGATGGATTTAAGAACTCGGCCTATGCTTCGCAGATCTCGAAAGGAGCTAATGCTACTACACCTCTAGACGCATATGACCGTCAGTTGTTGGTAGTCGATCCAGCTGTTATTGACGCTGAGATCGGCTATCCTGACGGCTCCATTGCGAGGTGGAAAGGGTCCTGGTCGACGGGTCTTAATAGACCTGCCGCTCATGATCTTTCCCTCCTTGATACTGTTACTAACAAAGCTATCACGAAAGTGTATACGCGGCTATCCTCGGACTCGAAGTTACTTCAAGTCCTTGGCGAATTAGGTGAAACTATCCATCTGATTCGGCAACCTTGTTTGCTCTTCCGATACGGCGTGTCAGACTATTTAAAAGTAGCTGAAACTATCCGTAAAAGATGGGCTAAGGCTCGTAATGTTGCTGCGTATGGGAGAGAGATCTCTGAGCTTTGGCTGACATACTCGTTTGGATGGAAACCACTAATGATGGATATTAATGCTGGGATTGCCGCTTTTCAAAGGCAGCTCCAGTCTGATGTCTATCAGAATTTCCGTGTTTCCTATAGTGACAAATCTGCGAGCTCTGGTTTTGTCGGGAATTTTTCTCCGACCACTGGGCCCATAGTCCATGTCACGTTTAACGATGAGTATGAATGCGGTGTCGTTATAGCTGGTAAAGCCAGGATTAAGCTATCTGTTAACAAACAGGTTGCCCAATTCTCTGGCACGCTTCCGGATTTTATCCCGGCAGCGTGGGAACTTGCACCATGGTCCTTCCTTATTGACTATTTTATCAATATTGGAGACATTCTAGAATGTTGGGCTGTTGCCCAGAATCATGATGTTTCTGTTTCCTCTATCACTTCGCGTCAGATCTCGAAAGCTACGAGTAAGGCGGACGTTCGCGGTTATACACCGCAATTGTCTAACTACTCTAAGCTTACGGGGTCCGGTTCGGCGACACTTTATCTTAAAACCATCACTCGTAGAGTCCCTTCGTCTCTTCCATTTCCGAGTTTATCTAAGAACGCGCATTGGACGGTGCCTCGTGCACTGAACGTGCTTGCTCTAATAACTCTTCGGAAGGCTGATTCGAAGTTCTCACTCCGCGAATAACTTTAACTTTCTTTGTAAGGAATAACGAAATGAGCACAGCTCTATCGTCACCCGTTACTGGATCTGCCCAGCCCGCCCTGACCTCGCCAACTTATACGTTGACGAGCGACTTGGCTCCTACCCCGAACGGACGACAGTATGCCGTTACCGCTCTTGGTGGGACACAAACAGGTGTAGTGGTACATAATCCAACAGTGCCGTTTACGATTACAATTGTGCGTCCTGCACAGTTTAAATCCCTCGGCGCGCCGAATTATGTTACCGGTGTACCTACGGTTTACCCACGGAATGTCTGGAAAGTGATCGTGCGGAAAGGTGCAAAGGTTAGCACCGCCGTCACAGTCCCCCAACAGATCGCCATGGCAAGCTTGGAGATATCTATCCCCGCAGGTACCGAGTCTACTGACGCGGTATCTATCGAGGCTATGATGTCTCTCCTGATTGGCTCGATGAATCAAATTTCTTCATCGCTGTCAACCTCGCTTGAAACCGGTGTAGCTTAAACCGGATAACCGTGAGTTTTTAACTCGTTTGCTTAAAGGTAGGGTTTTATTATGGGCATTAGTTCTAATGATCTTTATCTTCACCTTAACGATGATATCTCACGATATCGAGTTAAGTCATGTTTACCTAACGATCTCCCTTTAGACGCACCCTATACTTCGTATAAGGATGCAGCGACAAGGGCGATACTTAGGTCGATTGTTAAGAAGTTTGAACCCGACACACCTGATCCGCATCTCGCGGGTAGAGCTAAAACTCTATTCCTTGAGTGTAATGACAGGTGCCGCTCGTTTCAGCTTAGTGACGGCCCCCTCCTTCGGAGGATGCGTAGCATTGCCGCTTCAGATCTTGACGATCTGGATTGGCAGGACATGCTTGCAGGGTTTCGTTTCGGACCCGGCGCGTCACTCGCTTCTCGTGGAAGGAATTCTTTCTTTGAGAAGTGCTTCGTCAATCCTATGACTGTTACCTCTGGAATACTATACAATGAGTACTCCAAGTATGTTTGTAAGTTCCCGAATTGGGCGGCGGCCGAGATTGGTCGTGTACGCCTCAATGAGGGAGTAGCTTACGAGGTAACGAGGTGTAGTAGTCTTTCAACAGTTCCGAAGAACTGCAGTATTGATCGTACGATCTGTACTGAGCCTTCCCTAAACATGGCCTTCCAACTATGCCTAGGAGACGCAATAAACCGCGTTCTTGAGCGTAGGTACGGTTACGATAAGGCGTTGCAGCCAGATCGTAATCGTAGTATGGCTATGTTAGGGAGTGGTGGGAGTGGGCATTGTACCATCGATTTAACTTCTGCGTCGGATCTTATTAGTTTAGATCTCATACGTAGGGTATTTCCTCGCAACTGGTTTGCGGCCGTCCTTGATTGCCGCAGTCCGTTTGTTAGGGTCGATGGGACCGATCATCGCTTATACATGGTATCGAGTATGGGGAACGGTTTTACGTTCCCTTTACAGACTTACGTATTCACTATATTGATTCGTGCTGTTTGCGAATCTATAGGAGTACCGTTTAGTCGTTTCGATACTGCCTCCCCTCAATTTGGGGTATTCGGTGATGATTTGGTTGTGCCTCACAG